TGAACCAGTGGTTAAGGCAATTCGTTCCAGAAAGAATAAGCAGGAAACAAACGAGGAAGAGTGAAAATAGAGGGAGGGCTTTGGCTCTCCCCTCTTTTCATATTTAGGAGCGTGATGGATATAAGCGAAAATACTGAATTGAGTTATTTTGTTTATAAGCATACAAATCTGGTTAATGGGAAAGTATATGTTGGCATTACAAGCCGTTTACCAGAAAAACGATGGGGCAGAAACGGATGTAATTATAGATCAAATCGTCATTTTTACAATGCAATTTTGAAATATGGTTGGAATGTTGGTTTTTTACATGAGATTTTATTTTCTGGATTGACAAAAGAAAAAGCAGAAGAATATGAGAGAAATTTAATATTGCATTTTAATAGTGCGAATCCTGAGTACGGTTACAATATCGCACTTGGCGGCAATAGTCTTGGAAAAATGTCTGATGCAATAAAAAAGAAAATCTCTATATCAAATAAAGGTAAAAGACGAACATTAGAACAGCGAAAGAAAATGAGCAATATTGCAAAAGAAACATCTTTAGAAAGAAGTGAACGCTTTCGCAAAATTCGTGCTAATTTCAAAAATTGGAATGAAGGAATTGTATTTACTGAAGAACAAAAAGATTTAATTAAAGGGAATACATATCATCCTGTTTATTGCTCTGAACTTGATAGAACTTTTAAATCAATCTCGTTTGCAGCTCGTGAATTGGGCTTGCATCAATCATTGATTAGTAAAGTTTGTAAAGGCGAGAGAAAGACAACAGGAGGGTATCATTTTGAATACACTGAAATTAGTGATTGATAATGGTACATTAAGTTCTTATGAACGAATGTATTTTAAATTGCACCCAAAAGCATCAAAGAAACCTATTGAAAATCCGTATCATCCATTAATGAATGTGTGGATGATTATGAAGCGTCCTATGATGAACGATTTGAAACAGAAATGGAAAGATTTCATTGTTTGGTTCATAAAAGAACAAGGTTATGCTAACCTACATATCGAAAGATGTGAAATGAAATTTACTACATACTATAAAACAAATCGTAGGCATGATGTAGATTCATCTTCGCCAAAGTTCATTTTGGACGGATTTACAGAAAGTGGTTTTGTTGTTGATGATGATAGTCAACACATTACTTCTTTAACATTACAGTGTTTTGTGGATAAAGAGAATCCACGAACTGAAATTGAAATTACAAATATTGTTTTGAAGGAGAAATGAATTATGGCAAAAATTACTCAGAAATCCATGAATGCAGTATTGAAGGTATATCGTAATCAGAAAACTGATGTAACTCTGCATATGGCTAATCCTGAAAATCCTGATGAAATCATGATGGAGATTTCTGTTAAGAACGAACTGTCTATTGAAGATAAGGGTAATTTTATTGATCGAGTTGTCAATGCTTGTTTTGATGATGGAGAGTTTGTTCCTCAGTATCTTGATCCTGTGTTTATGATTACCCTGCTTCAGATGACCACAAATGTTCCAGTCTATGAGCGTGAAATTGAACTGGATGATGGCGAAAAGACTATGGTGGTTGATATTGAAAAGACTTACGAGTTATGTAAGGCTATCAATTTACTTCAGAATGTAAAAGACCCCGCATTTCAGGCTTTGGTTGCCGAGCTGCGTGGTATGACCGTTGAAAAGTTGGATTATATGAAGCAGATGCGTTTCTGTGCTGAAGAGCGTATGCTTTCTAAGGCACGAGAGGAACTTGAGAATGGTGTTGCAATGGTTGTTGCCATTGGTCAGCAGCTCAATGATACTCTGACGAATGCTTCTGGCTTGAATGATATGGCTGAAGCAATTAAGAATTTTGACTACGATAAGATGGTCGATTCTGTTTTAAATCGCAAATAACAAGATTTGCAAGAATATATTGACTTCTTTGGTTTTGCATGATATAATGTATTCCAAAGGAGGCGTTATATTATGGCTCTAATTAAATGTCCTGAATGCGGTAAACAAATTAGTGATAAGGCTTCTGCCTGTATTCATTGTGGTTATCCTATTCAGACAGAACAAGTCGTTTCACCACCAATATCTAATTCAAAAAAGGTAGCTATTCCAAGTTTTAGTGAGTTTTCGCAACAAAAAATTCCAGCAATCAAAGTTGTGCGTGAGGTTTTGAATATGGGGCTTGCTGAAGCAAAAGAGTTTGTTGAACAGACCACTCCTTATGTTGTTGTGAAAGATGGATTAACTCAGAATCAGGCGAATTTGATTGCTCAGAAATTTCAGGCAATTAATGTAGATGCGAGGATATATGATTCTGAGGCTTCTGTTAGTTTTGCAAGTCCTGCCAAGGATACAAATATTATCTGCTGTCCTCAATGTGGATCGACAGAATATCATGCTGGTGCAAGAGGATTTAGTATTGTAACAGGCTTTATTGGAAGTGGTAAAACGGTATTGACTTGTTTACGGTGTGGGCATCGTTGGAAACCGGGAAAATAAAAAATATAGAAAGGACGAGGGTTTATGCCCTCGTCTTTTTTGTTATGGGGGTGCTGTATGTCGTTAGATAAGATTTTAAAGAATCTTGATATAACAAAAGTAAAAGCCCCATCGGGCTTGACTTATGGGCAAGAGTTGGTGGAAGCCGCTAATTTGTTATCGAACTGCATACAGAGCAAAATCCACCAAAGAACAATGCAACATTCGATTTCTACTGCTGATTTGGCAGATATAAAAGTTGAAGGAAATCGAATGAGCATTACATTGAAAATTCAAAATTCAATCCGTCCTTCTATTTTTAAGAAATGGAATAAAAGTGACGCAAATGTTTTTTGGCTGTTGAATGATGGTTATGTTGTGAAAAAGAATGTTTGGTTTCGCAACATTCCAAACTTTGGTTATCGTCAAGCCGCAAACTGGATAGCAGATGGTATTCAGGATTTCAACTCTAAAAACAGACTTGGACTGCATTTATCTGAAGAAAAGAATGTAATTAGACCACTTTTATACTATGGACGAATATATTAAACGATCAGTTCCTCCCTCTTGATTGAGGGAGGTTTTATTATTTTTATGGGAGGTGAAGATGAATGGCTGCTGATGGTTTGATTGTATTGGGGTTGGATGTAAGCCAAACTCAAGCTGAAATTCAAGCTGGTCTTGATAGTATTTTAAATAAAACAAAGACGAAAGAAATCATTTTAAAAACAGCAATTGAAAAAGCTGAAACAGAAAAGAAAATTGATTCTGTTGTCAAAAGTTTAAACAAGAAAACCGTCAAGATGGGCGTTGAGGTTGACGCAAGAAGTGTAAATAACATTTTAGCAGCACAGCAGAAAATTGCCTCCACTCAAGCAAAGTTAAATGCTCAGATGAAGGAGTATCGAGATACTGCTTCTAAAATTGGTCTTACACTTAACAAAGATTCTTGGAATCCATTTAGTCGTGCTGTTAAAGACGGTGATTTTGCGAAAGCAAATGAGATTCTGAAATCAACGAAAAAGCAGATTGAGGCATATAATGCCGCTGTTCAAAAGATGAATTCCGACACTTCCGTTTCTGGAAGTGTTTCTTCTATTGTGGAGCAATTCAGCAAACTTAAAGATGTAAGCACTGAAACACAAAAGCGTGTTAATCTGCTGAAAGCAAATTTGGCTCAGTTTGAGAATGCTGATAATACACAAAAGAAATTGTCTGCGTATAAGCGTTTGCAGACCATGATTGAAAGTCTGAGTGACGAACTGCGTACTTTGAGTTCTACTGAAAAGTCACAGTCCTCCGATTTAAGCATCAAAAAGAAAATTGACGATGCTCGATCTTCTCTGGAAGTGTTTAAGACACAATATGAGGGCATTGGTAATAGTGCGGCGGCTCAAAAGGTTACTGCTGCTATTACCGCACTTGATACGGCATTAAAGGGTGTTGATTCTTCTGCAAGTGGCGGTGCATTGGCAAAGCAGTGGGATAAGGTATCTGCCGCCATTGATAATGCTAAGAGGGCTGTTGCTGAGTATAATGCCGCAAGTAAATCCAAAAAGACTACATCTGGTATCTTAGAGGATATTAAGAATGCGGAAACTTATGTAAAGAATCTCAATACGGCGTATGCCTCTATCGGTGATAGTGCTGGTGCTGAAAAGCTGAAAAAGGCAATCAGCGAATTGCAGACTGCATTGATCGGTATTGATAAAACCGCAACAGGCAATAAATTGTCCGCACAGTGGGAAACTGTTGCGGCAAAAATTGCAGACGCTAAGAGGGCTGTTGCTGAGTATAATGCGGAACAATCTGCTATTGGATCATTAGGTGAACGATTTGATGATATTACAGATAAAATTCAGACGGCACTTTCCAATATTGGAGATTCTGGCATTAAAGGAACAGGTGTTGATCAGCTTACAACTGATTTAACAAAGCTCCAAGAAAAAGCGAAACTTGTTCAAAAGGATTTGGGCGATCTTGATCCAAATAATGCTGAAGATGTTAAACGACTGAGTACAGCGATTGAGGAATTAGAAACGGACTTTTCAAAGTTGAAAGACAATGCGAGTTCGTTTAAAGACCCAATTTCTGCACAACAGCTTGCTACAAACATTGAAAAAGCAAAGCAAAAAGTTGCCGAATACAGTGAAACTTATAGCGCAATTAAGAGCCGTCCCGATCTTGTAAAAGAACTGAATGAGCTGCAAAAACGAGCAGAAGATTTGTCTACAAAGACCGATCTGAAAAAGTTTAATGCTGATTTTGAGCAGTTTAATACAAAAGTAAAACAAGCTGGACTTCACACAAAATCTTTAGGTGATAGATTAAAGGACGCTTTCAAGAACTTTGCATCGTTCTTTAGTGCCAGCCGAGTGATTTATGAGGCTATCAGTAAACTTGGCGAAATGGTTCAGAATGTTAAAAATCTGGACGCTGCTATGGTTAATCTGAGAAAGGTTACGGATGAAACCGATGCTTCTTACGACAGATTTTTGACCAGAGCAACCGCCAAAGCAAAAGAGTTAGGCACAACCGTTGTTGATCTGGTTGATGCCACTACAAACTTTAGCCGATTAGGTTTCTCTTTGAGTGAAGCTGAGGAACTTGGTCAGCTTGCTACGATTTATGCCAATGTCGGTGATTTGAGTAGTATTGATGATGCTACAAACAGCATGATCTCTACTATGAAAGGCTTTGGCATTGAGGCAGAAAATGCGTCTGCTATTCTGGATAAGTTCAATGAGATTGGCAACAACTTTGCAATTTCCAGTGGAGATATTGGTGAGGCGTTACAACGCTCTGCTTCTTCGATGGCGGCTGCTAATAATACCATTGATGAAACCATTGCTTTAATTACAGCGGCAAATACAGTTGTTCAGGATGCTACCAGTGTTGGTACAGCGTTTAAGACAATCTCCATGCGTATCCGTGGTGCGACTACGGAAATGGAACAAGCTGGTCTTGATATGGAGGGAATGGCTGATTCT